TTCTGTTTTAACTATCACAACTGCAGGTGTCGTTTCAATAGCACTATCGGCAAATGCAAATAATGGTGACACATATGCAGTCAATGCATCTGTCACATACTCATTAATATAAACATTTAATCAGTTGAATAAATCAATTAATTAAATTTAAAGTCGTCTACGTAAATCATTTTTTGAAACAAGTTTTCCACCTTTCATATTTCCTCGTGGTAGTGAATCATCACTTGAAGATGTGTAGTCACTTGTATTGCTTGAATATGTTTCATCAGTTCCATCAGTATCGCTGTCAGAATAATCATCAGAGTCAGATATAGCACCCCCTCTCATGTGATGTCGTTTGTGTGAGTGTCTGCGTTTATGACCAGCGCCTAAAACTTTTTTCCCAATTTTAAGAAGCTCATCTTTGTTGTTGTACAATTCTTTTCCAACGCGCTTGATCTTGTTGAATGCGTTCTTGAAAAAGTTTCCACCAAGCATTGGATGATATTCGAGATCATATGGAGCAGATTGTCTAATAGCACGTACTTCATCTTGTGATAGAATGCCTTTGTATAGCTTGGCAGATGTTGGGCCATCTATTTCAAGGAGAGCATCATTGACAACTTGAATAAACAATGATGGTGTATTTGCACTAGCAGACAAGTTAAGAGCTTGAACAGTCATTTGAATAGATGAATTAAATTGAGAGCCAACAGATACCTTATCCCATGGAATTCCCCCAATTGAACCAGCATCAATGCGACAGACAAGACCAAAAAGACCTATTCTATTATTTGATATGTCATTTCCAGCACCTCCTACGGCAGATGTCCATGCGTAACCTGTTTCTGAAAATGTTTTGATGTATCCACTTCTCAAGCAAAATTCATTATACAACTGAATGGGATCAGTCATTGAACTGAATTGACCACCAACACCATTAAATGTCATATTAATGTTTTGTATTTGATAGCCAGGGGCATCAGAATTCCCTACTGTTTTAGCAGAGTTAGGAACAGCTACCCATACATAAATGCATTTAGGAATTACTGTAAGATTTAGAGTTTGTGATGAAATGGTTGTTACAACATTTGGATTGCAAGCTGCACTAGCAGGGGTATTTGTGTATGTACCATAGTCAAGAATAGGATAGAATGTATTCTTAGGCAAAACAAATGAATCATCAGGTGTGTATACAACATAATACAGTGTCGCACCACTTATCGCAACAGCTATACCATTGGGTTGTAATGTGCAATTAGCAGATGGCGCTATCCATTCAAATAAGCGGGCACCTAAATTTGAAACAAAAGTTCTATTTATTTGAACATTTGTGGCACCTAAAAATCCACCAGAGTGATCATTTACTAATGAAGTTGCACCAGTAAAAATTGGTTGTCTCACTGTAAAATTTATAACTCTAGCTTGTGAAGAGTTATCTATGGGGAGAACAGCATTATTACATCCAGCATTTAGTTGCATATCGCAAAATCGTCCTGTGTTACCATATGTTGAAGCAAAATAATCCAAAAGTGGATTTTTGAGTGAGCCAGATTGATTTTCAAATGTGGCAGCAGCAGCAACAGTGCCTAGATCAGCATATGTATCTAGCATAGAGCAACATGGCAGATCTTTACCATCATATGCGGGATCTTTATTGAACGCCATCAAAGGTGTGAGCATATCCTGTGGATTCACATTGATGCTTTGGCCATTGATGATGATTTGAATGTTTTGTGAGATATTATCAATTGGTGATACACGAGGAGCAAATTGAGCATTGTTGAAGACATATGCAGGAGCAGTTGTATTTTTGACAGTAAATGTGGCACTAAATGTGATCTCTTCCACGATGTAATTTGACAATATTTGATTTTCGTTCAGTTGAATTGTATACTGTGTTCCTGTTGTTGACGTCGCATTTTGAGACGGAAGGTTGCGATAATCTATTGCTTTGACTCCTTTGGGTAGGTTATACTTTGGTTTTTTGTTTTCCAAAACTGCTAATCTTGAATCAACACTGTTGACAAAATCTAATTGTTGAGCAATTGACATTTTCTATTATATATTTATAACAGAAAATATTATTATGATAAATAAATTATTATATTATTTGTTATTATTTGTGTGAAACCTTTCGTTTTAAAATGAATTTCACATTTGCATAGCCACAGCCAGCAGGAATATTCAATGGATAAATTTGGTTATCGATTGTTTGAATATATATTTGCAAAGAAATATTATTCAAGTTCGTATTTGATAATGTGTTGATGGGGAAGAAGCACCCTTGAGATTCATATTGAATAAAGCAATTATTTATACTTGATAAGGTTAAATTGCTGAAATCTATATCCAAATTCTTCAAACAAGCAATTGTGGGCAAGTTAAGTGATCCTTGTTGCTGTTGAGCTACAACATTAGAGATAGGTACGATTTGCTGTCTAACATTTTGCAAACTTCCAGAATTAGATGATATGAGAATACTATGTACATCAAGCATATTTGCAATACATGAATATTCAGTTGTATAAGTCCATTGTTCGGTTGCAGCATCATAATTCATTGGATAATTTGTCTTTACAAATTTATAATCTTGTCCAGTATATCCAGCATCACCAATATTGTAATTTACACCATTATAAATCCATCTGAAACCATCCATAAGTCTTTCTAAGAATGCATTCTCGTATATATCAATATTAGATGCCTTAAATGCTTCAGGCATAGCTAATTGATAGAATTGTGTAACAGGATCATAGCTGAAATACATTGTGTTTGTAGTTATTCCAGCGGGTAATGCTTGCAAAATTCCAATAATATATCCGATGGCATTATTCACCAATCCGATAAATTGATTTATTGAATGAATGTTATAATATGCTCTGCCAGTTGAATTTGGTAAATTTTCGCTGACATACGTGAGAAAAACTGTTACACCTTGCCAAACAGTATCAACACCAGCGCCAGCATTTGCACCAAAACCGATCAAATTTGGAGGAAATGGTGCTGCACCAACTTTGAAAGGTGTTGTGCCATCATTTGCAAAGAATGTAATGCTGAGATTCATCACATTGGCATTTACAGTAGGATTGATTATATTTCTAAAACAGTTAAAATATGGCAATTCTGCTGTTGTGAGGGTCAATGATTGTAAATAAACATTCCATTTTGATAGATCGTCAACAATTGGGTTGGTTTGATTGTTTATTACACCTTGAATCGTATTGCCATTAGTTTGACTTGGATTTAAACATTGAACTGCTAAAAAGATTGAATCACTTGTTTCATCTGTATTACTCATTTATTATATATTACCCATATAAAATAAATTTAATTATTGTGCAAAATCCTCGTACATTATTGATACCAATTCATCAGGTGATAAAGGTTTCTGAGATCGCAGAAGCTTTGCGAACTCATCTTCTGTCAGGTGATTAAGTAAACATCTGAACACACAGAACTTTCCACATGTATTTACATTTTTCTTTAATTTCTGTAATTTATATTGGTTATAATGCACAGGCAAAGGTTGATTTAAAAGCAGTTTTATAAGTGAACCCCGTTGTTGATTACTCAGTTTTTGAAATGATTTTGGAATGTATCTATCCGACAGTTCGCTTTCAATCATAAGTCCATAGCTATCGAAGAATAAAATATAATTCTTCTTATTAGACGGTTTGACTTCAAGAATTGCACACCAGTGTCCACGGTTCAACTTGCCTGATTCAAACAGTATGATGCATCTACGGTATTTGCCAAGTACATCATCAATGTTGTTATAATTTTTCAGCTCTGAGAATTTCAAAATGTTTATTTTGCCATCAAAGAAGTTGTGTATATCTGTATCTGATAAGCTTTGTTTTACTAAACTTCTTACATCCATTTATATATTTGAATGATAAAATATTATTTAATACAACCATAATTTATGCTTTTCAACTACATAATTTGGTATAGATCTAATAAATACCCATGGTGAATTTGCATCAATCACTTTTGTTATTTGTTGATCATTCATCTTTGTATAATTCCTCATCATATATTTGAGTGCATAGTTTGATATGCCTTCATTGAATAAACAGAATGCATTTACTTCACCAAGCAGAAGCTTGCTTTTTTTGCCACTGCATAATTCATGTGTAATTACAATGCAATAGATGCGTGATGATCTTCCAACCGTTAAAACACTGTTCATAATGATGCGTATCTCCTTTTCAAGCTGGGACCCTTCAAAATCATCAAAAAGTATAAGGGACTCAGTGGTCTTGTTTGATTTAAAGTACTGATATGGTGCATATTTTCCATCATCATTCATATCATTTTCTTTGTAATCTCCAATGATTTCACTAAGTGATTCTTTGGTCACTGGTATTTGTTTAAGTTTTCTTATTTTTCTGTATGCTGGTTCATCTTCTAATGGTTTATTGCTGATCAACCACATAGGGCTTTGTGGAAATAGTTTATGCCATTTTTCTAAATATGCACCTGTCCAATACGATTTACCACTGCCATTTTTTCCACTTACTAGTATACATTCGCGTGTCTTTTTATCATCAGTAGCATGTCCAATTAGTGGTGCTACTTCAATAGTGCTATTTTTTAAGAGTATTTCAGATGTTCGTTTTAATGAGTTTTTAAATTCGTTATAAAGAAGACTCAATTTACGATCAGCAGGAGGTTCACTATACTCAATAGCATCAATAAGTTGATCATAATCTTTTTGCTTTATTTGTTTATGTTTTGCCCACTCATAGAAAAGATCAATTTTATTGTTAATTCCATCTTTTCCATCAGGTTCTTTCATATTGAGATAAATCTTTATGCCTGCAAGTTCCTTTGATTTTTTATCAACAACCGCTACAACCTCGGAATCATCATCACTTGGTTTTGATGAAAAACTGTATTTGTTCATGCTATTATAATATGGATAAAGAAAAATTTTAATTTTATTCTGTAATTAACTTATGGTTCATCGTCTTGAATGTCGTCTACTGTGGTGTCTAAGAGCTTGACCGTGCATTTGTCTATATTCTTTTGATGCCATAGCAATTGCTTCTTTATGTTCAAGATGTGGGTTTTCATGTTTGAGTTCACGTGCAATTGCATTGATTTTGACTAATGCGTTAGCCCCTTTACGGCTATGAGCTTTTCTTGAATGTCTGCGTCCTGCTAAAAGTGCCGATCCCTTCTTTGCATGGCGAAATTTGCGCGATGCTTTTTTAAGTAGGTGCAAGTGATCAGCCTTAGAGTGTTTTTTTCCTTTTTTTAATTTGTGGACTCGTTCATTTATTTCGTCTAATGCATGTTGAGAGCCTCTTCGTGCACCTTTGTGACGTACAACGTATGCATATTTTCCGTCAGGATTACTTTCTTCTGCTAAATGATACGAGAATTTACCACCGTGTTCAGCCATCTTAGAATGACGTTTTGAATGACGTTTTGAATGACGTTTTCCTGCAAGAAGAGCAGAACCGCGTTTCGAGTGACGTTTTGAGTGACGTTTTGAATGTCTTCTTAATGCCTCAGCTACTAAGGCAGAACCTCGTTTTTGATGTAACAACTCGTTTTTAACGGCTGATCTAATTCGTTTGCGCAATGCTTCCATTTATAATATAATACTCAGATAATTATATTTTATATTATTATATTATGGTAAGAACAACAAAAAATGTGGCTACACGCAAGGAATCAAAACGATTCATGAAAAGAGGAGAAAAAAAGAAATATTCACTCATTCCAACTTTAAGAGTTCTTGATATTGCAGATATCAACATGGATAGGTTTATTAAAGAAGAAGAAATGTATTTAACTGATCATCCAAATGTGACGTATACGTTTGATGACTTTTCAAATAGATTCAATAATTACAAAAATAGAGTATCACCAAATTATACACCAGATATTGATGAGTTGAAGAAGGCATACTACGAATTACTCATCAAGAGATTTCAATTTAATGAAGTCGTAGATGTGCTTGATGATCATAATCTTGATTATACAAAATCAGTATTTGATGAACGATTGAAAGAATATGCTGATACAAATAAAATTAGCTTTCCATTTCTTGGTATTACCTACAAAGATTTAGCATTGATCTACAATCAAATTGTAGAAGAAACAGGCAGATTTACTGAACGAAAAGATGCAGTAAACAAACCGAAGCCACCAAAAGCACCAAAAGCACCAAAGCCACCAAAAGCACCAAAGCCACCAAAGCCTGCAAAACAAGTGAAACTAACAAAGAAAGAATTAAAAATGCAAGCGAAAGTGGCCGTGAAAGCGTTCATAGCAGATCCAGATAGTAAAAAACTTGCTAAAAACGAATGGGTAGATGTGATTGAAAATGCAGTAGCTGATGCAAATGAGATTGCAAGACGTGATAAGCTAAAATTTACTATTAATCCAAATGTAACTCAAAGCAACATAATAACACCAAAAAAGAGAGGAAGACCAACAAAAGCAGAAAAATCAGCCCAAGAGAGCGATTTTTCTATCATAGAACCAGCGGATGTGATTGCATCAACGCCATTAAATACACAAAAAACCATTAAACTAACAGATACAGAACATAGACGACTTGATGCTGAAATTAATGATGCCATTAATGCATATGGACCAAGTATTGAAAATTTAGAATCACCAGCAAGGGCTCCACAACCAGCAATACCAAAACAACCTATTACACAAAATGAAAGTTTCAGACAGGAAATTCCAGACTATTACAAAGATCATTCAGAACAAGATATTAATGCATTTGATATTGATGATTCACAAATTATTGATGATGAAAAGAAAAGACAGACATTATTCATTTCAGAACGAGATAAAATTAATAAAGAACTTGCCAAGTTGGAAGCAAGAAGAATAAAATTGAATGAAGAAGCGAATGATACATTAGATGCATCCATTATTGCCGATGATTTCGCAAGAAACGAAGCAAAAATAGCGCAATTAAAGAGAACACTTCATGAAATACTTGAAAAAGAGAAACAAAGAGCAAAGGAATTTGAAGCTAAATATGAAAAGAAACTAGTGACTCCACAACAACCGTCATCAATTTATTCATCAAAAACAAGAGCGAATCATCTTTTTAATAAAAAATTAGGTGCGAAACCATCACCAAGTACTTTATCATATGCAAATCGTCTTGTATCAAATCATACACGTGTGCAAGGTCATATTTCAAGAGATCAACAAGTAGCGAAAGCGGAAAGACAAAAAGAAATTGAAAAAAGACTTGAAGAAAAAAAGAAATTAAAAAAATTGTCAGCCGAACCTGTTACAGCTGATGACATTGATGATGATGATGATGAAGAAGACGCCACAGCATTAGGTGAAGGCTTTGGTGACATAGTTAATGGAATCAAGAATGTAGCGCGTAGAGTAGCTAATGTATTCACGAATTCGTTCAGTCCTGCCACTGAAAAAGCAGTGAAGAAGTATGGTGATTATATGATTACAGATGCAAGAATACACAGAAATCCAGTTGAAGCAGTATTGAAAAAAGTGCTAAGTCTAATTTCAGGTGGTAAAACAGATATTTACAAACAAAGATATGATGATCTATATCACTTATTCATGATTATTCACATGACAAATGGGCAAGCAATGACATACCAACTTACAGAGAAACGACCCAATATTGTGTGGGAAGATAGAAAAGGACTTGAATCACCAGCATCAAAAGGTGATTATATCGATTTCGTTCTTCCTAAACCTGTATTATTTAGAGATGTTATTGAACTATCAATGAAGAAATTGGGAAGTAATTATCATAAATATGATGCAGTCACAAATAACTGTCAGAAATACATTCAGACATTAGTTGATTCAATGTATGAATTAGCGGGATCATCAACACCATCTGAAATAATAAAATATATTACACAGAATCTTGATGGTATAATTGATAAAGACACAAGTAAAGTAGCAAATGCAGTGACAGATGTTGGCCACTTTTTCAACAGACTTACGGGAGGAGAAGAGAAACGAAAGAAAAGACGAGTTAAATTTAATAGCAAAAACAACACTACAAAACTGTTCAACAAGACTCATAAAATAAATAAGAAATCAAAAATAGATCAAATGATTGACATGGAAATTGACAAGCAAATGAATCATCTAATTGGTGGTGATATTAACACATCAGTTTCAAATATTGGCACATCAGCATTGAAACTAATACAAGATAATGTGCTCAAAGATGTGCCTATTGTTGGACATGTTGTTGACGCTGTTTCAAATTTCGCTGAGCCTGTCATTACTGGTATTACACAAAAGCTACTTGGTATTAAACCATTGCTTTTAGATAGTGCTAAACATTATGAACAAACAGGGCAAACAGGATATGAAACCGATCTATTAAATAAAGGATATGGACATGGTCCCAATTTAAATGGCAATTTTCATGATGGAATAAACTTTGAAGTGATGAGAGGTGAAAAATCATCAAACTATAACTATCAAAAACATCAACAAGCTATAAAGAAGTTAGAAGATGAATATTTAGAAAAGCCTATTGCTGATGGTATTTTGCCAATGCCGAAAAGACATTCTCAATCAGTACTTGATAAACTGCAACAATATGTTGATATGGGTTGGATTGGATCAGATAATATTGAAAAATATTATGATTGGAATATGATACCTGCAGATGTACCAAGAAGCATACCTGGTACAAATTATTTTGAAATAAACGACAATCCACCAAAGCTTGCAAAAGGCCAAGTTGGTGGCAATATGAATAGAAGAAGAAAATCAGTCAAATTTTAGAACAAACTTGCCATTTTCGACAGGAACGCCTAACTCATCTAATTTATCAAGATTTTGCATCTCATCAAACGTAAATGTATTCACTTTTGATGGTTTTTTGATGATTAATTTTTTTCGCTTATATTTACCACGTTTCTGATTGCGTTTTGGACATTTTGAAATAAAGTATCCTTTGTGACATAAGTAGTAATAATGATTGTATTGTGAAATTTTAATATGGTTTCTTCTGTGATATTCACGAATTTTATCAATGTTGTCATAATAATACTGTCTGCTTCTTTGCAGAATGTGATTATATTTATCTGGGTCATTTTGCTTTATATCTGAATATCTCATATATAATCAACCAATAATATATTTTTTAAAATATTTTATCAACATATAATATTAATTATGAGTATTTCAACTTTACTTAGCAATCAACAATTACAATACGCAGTAAACAACGCTTTGAATACATATACAGTTGGACAACCAATCGTATTTGCTGGAAATTTAGGAGATGATGATATTGCAACTACATACACAGCTACTGTAAATAACCATGTTGTTACAATGAATCTCAACGTCAATAATTTTGTTTTAACTGCACAAAGAGCACAAGAATCGTTTTTTAGTGTTATACCTGCAGGAATCCCACCACCAGCAAAAAATATATCATCATTTCAGTATCAATTAATAGATTTCGATAATGCAGGTACTGCATATGTTGGAGATCAAGCAGTCAATATTGTTATTACAGCAGGAGGTATTGTCATTTATTTATCTTCTGCTTTAACAGTTGGTAATAAATATTTTTTTGGTGCTGCAAATCTTACCGCTATAAACACACCAGTCGAATCAGACATTATATTACAATGGTTCTATTGAATTTTATTCATGAGTTGATTATAAACCAACTGTAAATGCGCTTTGCATGCTTTTAATGTTAGAAACAGCATTTTAAACGATGTTGTAGAACCCAATATGATTTGTTCTTCTGCAATATTGCTCTTATAATTGATGTTGAATCTATCACAAACATTTGAGATATATACTTCGCCATGAATAATTGATTCCCCAAATCGATCTATTTTGAGTAATAATTTATACTTATTTGCATCATCTAAATGCAAATAATCAATGTTGTGAAGAAAGAATATGATGTTATTATAAAGCTCTGTCAATTCTCTTGTGATTTTTGTACTATGAAACATATTATTTATATTATATATTCATATAAGATAAATTTAATTCGTACCTGTTTCAGGCTGTTGTTTGAGAACGATAATCATGCTTTCAAGCTTATTGATAAGTTGTGCCACATCTTGAGTTTTTGCTTCTGAATCATTTTTTCTGTGAGATAGGCAAAGTTTAGTGCTTTGGTGTTTGTAAATATTTTGATGATTTACTTTGCGATTACAGAATTCACATGTTTCTATTGCAGAAAGCTTTGCAAGAATTGTTTTTCTATTTTTCTGATAATATTCCTTTTGATATACTTTATCATATTTTTTATTATTTGTTGACATTATTATTATTGATAGTTATATATATTGCTGTTGTCTTTAAGCCTTTTAAATTTCTTTAAGCCCCTCTTAATTTAATTTAATTAGATTTTGATTAATAACATTGAATATTTATTTTATCAATGAATAATATATGAAAAAGAAATCAAAATTTGACTCGCTACTGACAAAGTTGAATATAAATGAGAAATTTACCAAACCACCGCTTAAAGAACGAACATTTAATAAAGTAAAAGAAAATGTGCCACATTTGAGGGGTCTCAATTACATGGCAGACCTTCTTTTTTTACCCTCTTGGAAAGGATATAAGTATTTGCTGTGTGTAGTTGATCTTGGAACTGACGCTTTTGATATTGAACCACTAAAAAATAAATCAAGTTATGCAGTTTTACAAGCAATAATGAAGATATTCAAGCGTGACTATGTTAAAAAACCATATTTTAGTCTTAAAACAGATGCAGGAACTGAATTCAAAGGAGTTTTTCATAAATGGTTGTATGATGAATCAATACTTCATTCATTGGGAATTCCCGATCGCCATAAATCATTGGCAAATGTGGAAGCATTAAATAAACAGCTTGACCGTTTAATTAATGGATATCTAAATAATAAAGAAGAAATGACAGGCAAAACATATCGCAATTGGCTTGATATTGTACCAATCATACGTGAAGAATTAAATAAATTAAGATTGAAAAAAGAAGAACCAAATTATCAGTTTTCTTTCCCTGACTTCAAACAGAAGCAGAAATACAACATTGGTGATATGGTACACCGTAAATTAGATGCACCACAGACTGCACTTGGCAAACCTGCAAGCACAAAACAATTCCGTGTTG